CCCGCAGTCTGCACTATAAAGCGAATGCTGACAGATCAGCTCGGCCTTATACCGCAACCCGGCCCGGCGCATAGATGTGTAAACCGACTCGCAGCTTATCTCTATCACCTCGCCACGTGGTTCCGCGCCAATGACCCTGCCTTTCCAAATCACCAGGGCATCATTGATAGTCAAGTCCCGCTGCATTAACCGGATAGTGACGCTGGTGGTGCGCTCGGGTGCGATATTGACGAACTGTGCAGCCAGATCATGCCCCCTCGGCACTGTCAAAGTGATGGAGTCCTTGTTTAGTTCCTCGCCATATCGGATCTTTGACCGCTTAATTGCTGTTGGCCGGTAAATCTGATTGTCCGAAACATAAAGCTCTGTGTCCCGTGTCGTTAAATACATTGACCATGTGCCGCGCACGAAGTCGTAAAGCTCATAGGGCTTACTACCCGCCACGCTATATGCAAGGTCTGTGAATCCCATTATTTAGGCACTCTCATTGTTGGTATATTGGTTTGCATGATGTACGGGTTTTGATGCTCAAGCTCGATCTGATCTGAATCAAAGCGCGTCAGGTCTATGTAACACCATAAATCAATATCTGCCGGGTCCAGGTCCCGGCCGAACGCGCTGTCAACGGTGATGTGCTCGTTGCCGTTTGCCAGGTATTCGGCGCCCGTGATCTGCCGGAAAAAGATGGTGCCGCTGGCCAGCCGGATCATGCAGTCAATGGGAAAATCCCCATGCACGGCTAAATCAACAGGCTGGATCTCAGCCTGAACTTCGGCTGAAAATATCGTGTCGGCCAGATGGATGTCCCGGTTCCAGGATGGCAGCCAGAACGCTTTTTGCCGCCCATATTTGGAATGGAGCCATTGCCGCCATTGCCACAATGCGGCCAGGGTCTTTGTGTACTTGCCCATGGTGCGCCGGAAACGGGAATAATCCTGCTTGGTTTCAATGGTGATCGGCCCCTGGCCGTTGTCGATTTGCGTAAGCGGAATGTTGATCCGCTCGGACATTTCGCCAACGATGATGTTACCGTCTGCGAGCACATCATATCCGGCATATTGGGCGGTGCCAAAGCCTTTGCACTCGTATGGGATGCTGTTTGTGTCTGTAACGGTTGCGCCCAGGGTCTTGGGCCAGATGATCGCATCGCCGGCCGTGCCGGTGTCCTGTGCTTCGTAAATCAGCCCGTTTGCCGGGCTGTAAAGCTCGCCGCTGGTAATGGATATACCCGGCTGCCAGAGGGTTGCGGATCTGGATGCGGACAGGTCTTCATTGTCGATCACGACAAAAGACGCGGATGCTTCCGAGTAATCCTGCGCCCGGCCGCGCGTAAAGTTCACCCCCTCGGGCGTTAAAGCCCGGCGCAAGGGCATCACCAGTGCATTTGCAAAATCGTTTTGCAATGCCGGGTCAATGTCAATGCCATCGGATCGGACATTTGTCACGTTGACCGCCTCGGCCTTGTCTGCCGACTCCCATAGCACAGCCAGGGAGTCTTCCCGGAAATCTCGGTATGCGGTATCACAATCAATGGAGACCACCCCGGCTGCGGCGGACACACCGGCGGCCGCTTCTTTCCAAACGGGCAGCCCCCACACCTGGTGGCTCCAGTTGTCCACCACTGTCCGGATCTGTGAGATTTCCCGGGCGGGACGAAAGAAGCTAAAATCAAAGATCTGCCGCGGGGCGGCCCGCATGGCGATGCGCTGTTCACCTGCCCTGGTTTGCAGGATGTTGGTTTTCCAGGCCAGGGTTTCGGTGTATTGCTGTTGGGGTATCCAACGCCACAGGGTCATACGGCTGCCGGTGATGGATAGGGTGATGGTATAGACGGCAAATTCAAAATTGATACTGGCCTGAATTGTTGGCGGACCTGCGGTGGACACGGCAATGGTATACGTCTTTTCCTCCAACGGGGCGTAGTCTGTCGGCGCGGCCTCAGGTTCTGTGACACTAATGCCGGTGGCGTCTTCCTTTGTCACCGCGTCAAGTGTTTGAGCTGTAAAAAAGGCGTTCCACACGTAAGCCTGCCGGGTTTCCTCGGACAATAGATTGCCCAAGGCCAAGGGGTTCGGGTTGACATGGATGCGGTTGTAAAAATCATCAAAATAATGGCCGGTGATCTGCCCGGAAAGCCCCGGCGCAAACACGGACGGATAATTGATCACCCGCTGCTGATGCAGGGTTGTGGCAGCCGCCTGCCCCGTGGTCAGGTCCAGATATTCAGCCGGATCATAACCCCACAAGCCGATGGACAGGTTGCCCCGGTTTGTTTCCGTCATGCCCGCTATGCCTATAGCGGTTATTTGGCCGTCGCGTGTCGCCAATTATTAGACCTCGTATTTTATTGCCCAGCCAAAGGTGCCGGTGTGGTCTATCTTAGTTCCGCCATTTCGATTGTTAATATCTTTTTTATAATACGGGAAAACCATCCATTCATCAGTACCAAGAGTGATAATCTGCTCGTTGTTATAATTGTCCACCCTAATATGTCTTGCATTTTCTATTTCAAGAATTTGACTAACTTTATTTTCCGGCCTTACTTTGTAAGCACGAATTGGCATCAGCACAGATTCAGAGTTGAAAGCATTGGGTTGTGTTTTTATTATTTCGGTTAAATATTTGATCCCTATAGGGTCTGCTAAATTACTTCCATTCCCCAAAGCCCACGGGTAACTTGTTTCCATATTATTATGGACCCACCCATTATTAACGCTGTTGTAATCAAAATATTGATTCGCCCAGAACAACGCCGGAGCAACGCTTGTCAACCTATACACGTCGCCGGAGGCAGTCATTTTAAACCCTGCTTTGCTATAAAATGACGCCCCGCCAAATGAAGCCGCTACCCAATTACCTGTCCCTGTTAAGCCGGATTGTGGTGACTGCCCAAATGCAACCCATTGATATTTATCAGACCAACTAATGACCATAAAAACTTCGGCCGTAAAAGTGAAAATATGATAAACCACAGGCAAGGTGATTAATTCGTTCCAGTCTCGCATTTGAACAATATTCGGTGCATCTCCAGAGTCTAACCCTGTGCGCCCTAAAACAATCAGCGCGTTGTAAGAGTCGCCAGCGGCATCATCTAGAGCCTCCACCCGCACATAAATCCCACTCTTGCTCAAAACTGTCTTGCCCTCTGCATCGGTCTGCTGAGTCCATCCATCACTTGTGCAGGCATTGACCAGAGCCGTTTTCACGGCATCCATATCCGCCGCTGATCCTGTAATATAAGGCATTATGCGTCCATCCTTATTGCGTAATAGTCGTTAAATCCGGTTCGTGAAACATCCTGGATCACCACATAATCCACTGTGTCAATGGTCAGGGTGTTTTCCACGGTGTTGTCAAAGCCGGTGATAAAATAAATGCCGTCCAGCACGCCGTAGAGGTTGGTGCTCGGGTCGAAAAGCTCAACCGGCATCAGATGATAATAACTCCCGGTATCCCGCAGGGCGTTGGGATCACCGGCCAGCACGTTTTGATCGTTTGAGTAAGGATAGCAATAAGGCTGCCGCCAGATCCCGTTGGTATCCCGCAGGCGCATGTTTGCCCGGTTGCCTTTGAACGGCATGGAATGTGACGCGTCAGAAAACCGGGTGGCTGGCACACCATTGAGCATCCCGCCGCAGACAATCGGGTATGGATATTGAGACGGCCGGGCATAGGGCAGGAGATATCCCACGTAGGCCGATTCATAGACCGGCGTGCCGACTTTCATTGCCAGCTTGATATGCTGGGCGTTCCAGGCAAGCCAGTAGTCAATGCTCTGGTTGTGGGCCGGGATGCCGGAAAGTATGGCATTGGGCTGATTGTCAAAGCTGTTTTCGCTGACATATCCGGTGAATGCTGCGGCCACAAGGTTGTAATAGTCGGCGTCTGCATTCTGGTAGGTGCGAAAACCCACAAAGATTTCCTGGGTGCCGTCCAGACCTTCGCCCTGGAGGATCAGCTCGTGGTTGTCACCGGAGGTGTCGTAGCGCAGCACGGTCCAGCCCTGGCCGGCGGCTGTGACCAGAGACTTGATCTTTTCCAGCATATTGTAGTGGGCAAGGCTGAAAGTGCCGCTGGTGGATGTTACGGTGCCGATGTTGTTTCCCATAAAGTTATCCCTGGTTTTTCTGTACGATGTTCATAATCACGCGCTCGCCCTCATTAGTAGCCATGTAGTCGCCTACAATGGAGGGATCAAGCACGTTGATGATTTTGATATTGTTGGCTTGTTGCTGGCTACTACCTTCGGTTTTCACTCCGAGATCCCCTGAAGATGTTCGAGTCAAAGGCATAACCGCCTCTGGGCCTGCTTCGCCCATGAGCCCTACCCCGCGCGCCATTGGAAATACGGTAGGCTTATCAACAATGCCGCCACGGGCATACGCTGTAAGGTGCTGACCGTTAGAAAATACGTTACCTTTAGCTGATGCCGTCCAAGCATCTATGACAGCGTTAATGCCTGTACTGATAAGCCCCGCTTTGCCACCCTCTCCGTTTTTTCCTTCTGTACCGAATAGCTCGCCCATGATATCGGCCATTGCAGACTGAATCAGCATTTCGGTGATCATCCGGCCAAAGGATTCAGCGATTCTTTTAAATGAAAACTCCGAGTCCCAGAGCATGTCGTTTAACTCTCTGGAATAATAACTAGCCCAGCCATCGAATGCGTTCTCCATATCGCCAACCAAGCCCTGCCACCCGCTGCTGATGCCCTCCCGCGTGTCCTTATCACGGTCAAGTATCCGCCGCATCTCCTCGTCATGTTCCCCGGCCATTTCCGGGCCGATCCCAGCAGGCGCCCCAGCCTTCTCGTCCCATTCCATGGCCCGCCGCATCTCATAAATGCGATCAACCATATTCCGGATCTCATCTGCCCGGTCGCTCGTGGGATCAACGCCGGATTTAAGCACGCGCTGATATTTTTCCCACTCAACCTCGGTCATCAATAGTTGCTTGCGCTGTTCTTCAAGGTCGCCTACAACTTGAAGAAAGCTGGGAGTCAGAACATCAAAGCTCTGGCCCATCTTGTCAGTTTTTGCGGCCATGGTCTGTATGGATTTGGCGATTCCTTCGGCTGCGGCGCCGGTATCTTCTATGCGGTCGGTCAAGCGGTCAATGCCTTCAAGGCCGGATATGTTTCCTTGGAGGTCATAATCCTGCATAGACCGGAGGTGTTCATCTGCTTTTTCGACTTCCCCCCTTATCAGCCTCCATGCTTCTGCCCCCGCTCTATCCGGCCGCATTAAAGCGGTGGAAAAAATATAAGCTCTCCGGGCATTTACAGCCAGATTGCCCATAAATCTCGCGGCTGTCTCTACTCCACTTGCAAAGCTCTCAACGTATTCAGGTATTCTTTGCTTTAAAAGTTCGTCATTGTCGGAAATCCATTGGTTTGTATTTTCCAGCATATCAGAAAAAACCGGCAGCAATTCTTTCCCGATTTCGGTTTTTAAGTCATCAATATTTGCGGTCAGCCGCCGCACTTCGTAGGCATAACTTCCCTGCGAACGCTCAACATCGCCAATGGCATCAGCTGATCCCTCCAGGATGAGCCGATAGGCTGTCATGGCCTTGTCAGCCTCGGTAAGCTCGTCTTTTGTGTTCGCCAGCCCAGCGTTTAGTGCCTCCTGCTGAATCTTGGTAGCACTGAGCATTACGCCATATTTTCGGAGTGGTTCATATTGGCCCGCTAATGCCGATTGGATGTCAC